TCCTACTCTGCAAAGAGTAGGAGGGGTCGGTCCTAGTTAGGTAATGGCTCCGGTGATTCGTCCCCAAAGATGATCCGGTACATCTCCAAACAAACCAGAACCATTGTCCTTGTTAAAACTTAGGTTAAATCTTATAAGGAGTCGTCGACTCCCTAATAGGACATACTTAAGAATTAATGTGGACAAGGGGATAGTCGAACAAAGGACTAGGCTCCTCTTGAAAAAGAGTCGCCTGGATTTGGGGTTTACCTCGATAAAAGTGGTTTACCGCACGCTGCGGTGCTCCCCTTCATCGGGCTATCCCGTAACATGCTCCGCCCCAATCTACGTTTAGGACTAACCCTGTTAGGGTTGGCCCGATTCATAGAGAGGGTTGAAGTGCTCCCGACCTCGGTCCGATCCGGACCTCAGTTGGAAAGCTTTCATGTCACACCAAATCTGGTCCTTATGCTCAAGCTTTAATCGGATCAATCGAAGACGCCCATCTCCTTACACAGCCACAGGTTGACAACCCGTGGATATGTGGGGGAGAGAAGCTAGTCTAACGACTGCAACCATCCAACCCGTGGACCCAAATGCTTAGTGTAAAAACACTCAAGATTAAATCCGAAAGGATTCAATCGAGATTGTCTTACATTAAGGATAAGGGGACCAAGTGTCGAATAGTGTCTACTCTTGACTATCGGACACAAACTTGTTTGAGCCTCCTCACAAAGCGCAGCTTGCGCTGCTGGGGAGCCTTAAACCTGTTTGTACCTTTAATCAAGGTAGCTTCCGAAGCAAACTACCTCGTCAAGGGCCGTACTACTCTTGCGATTTTAGCTCAGCGCCCCTCCCTGTATCCTTACAGAGAGCGGTCTTACCTGCTCTAATCTCACCGGAGTACGCGGCTGCATGGTACTAATTGCTATGTAACCGAGACCTTCTGTTACCAAAGGGGGCAGGCTCTGCTGGCCACAGAGCTTGCCACCAATGGGAGCATATTGTCTTGGACTACATTTGCGACTAATATCATGCGATCGTTCGGCTTGCGCCAAATGGGCCGGTTATCCCACGTTGTGGGATAAGTACGTCCTCCTAGGCGATGATATCGTTTTTGTCAAACGAACACGTCGCAAAGGAGTACATGACGATTCTTGATGAGTTAGGAGTGAAAGTCTCTGAAACGAAGACACATGTGTCTCACGACGCATATGGATTCGCTACGAGATGGATTCACTTTGGTGAGGAAATAACCGGTGCCCCGCGCTGGTTGTCACGAACACACACCTTGGTTCCCGGGGCTTGTTGCAGGCGCCCTTCCTGCTTTTTGGACGAGAGGTTCTTTTATATTTCGAACCGCCTCGGACAAAAAGCGCGGAAGCTCTATCTATTGTCCTCGCGAGAGGATAGTAGACTCCTAAGGTCTATCGAGTGCGATAATTTCGACTCGGTAGGTCTTGGGAGGTATCCTTGCTTGCGCAAGGATGCTAGATACCTGCAATCAAGCGCCAGATGGGCGAACTTCGTAGATTCCAGTTGGAATTACAAAAGTTCGCACATCTGGTGCCTGAAGGGTTGGTTGCCCAATCGTTACTGTTCTCCTTACCTCCATTTCTGGAGTTCGATAAAGG